GGGTCATCTATTAAGTTCGATTGTGTGAGTCGCTCATGCCGCTTCGGTTGTTTATAAAGGGGCAACTCTTTTCAGAATTTTATTTCGGTGTAACAATACATGGAGCTCCTACAAGGAATCCAAATGAGAAATCATCGGCTAAGGCTCGATTAAAAATATTACCACTAGGAGAACCTGTGTAATAATCATAAATTAAACCTGATGAATTTGTGTTTCCACGAATCCAATGATTTACGCATACGGATGGATTGTAGTAAGGAATTTCAAATTTACCAACATCAATGTATCCTAACGTCACTGTTTGTACTGGTTTTAAAGTAGTATCAGTGAGCAAAGATACACCAGTTAAGGAAAAACTATTGTCCGTAACTTGGTTAGTTGTAGAAACTCGTGCAAAGTTATTGTTTTGAGCATACCAGCGCATTCCACCACGATGAAATCCGTATAGCCATGTAGAATACATGATAAAGTCTCGTTGCATTTCATCAATACCACCAGAAAAACCACGTGCAGTAGGTTCTGAATCTAAAAAGTATTTCGTAGGGTCTGGTGAGGGTCCATAGGACGCAGCAGGCCAAAATCTTTTAAGAACAGCACGAAGAGATCTGACAGGATCACCTATTGACATAGAGTGTGCCGTTACAGAATCAGACGAGGTATTTGGAGCCATATTGACAATGTTAGCTAATTCAACATTTGACTCTACGTGAGCAATGGCCAAATTTGGAGATGGAACGCCAGCAAATTTAATTGAGGGCACTGCAAATTCAAAATCCGGACCACCAGAAACAAATAGAGGGAAATAGATAGTATCACTAACATTTTCAGGAGCAATGAGGGGATTTTCAACATAGAAATAGAGATATCCAATCGTTGTTGTGAGTGTTCTAGCCCAGGGAAAATGATGGACAAAAGGAATTTCGATATCATACGTAGTAGAATCTCGAATATCAACAACATGTGCATAAGTATATTGCATAGTTTGTTGAATAAATTCATCTTGACTAACAAGTTTTTCACCTGGAATAAAAACAACACGCAAACGCGCTGAGTGAAATTTTGTACAAACAGGCCGAATGTAAATTCTTATTGAACCTCTCCAAAATTCGAAAAGATTAGCAAGATATGACATTTGTGTGTTTGTTTTATAATCGTTTAATGAATCGACAGAATCGTGATAATAGGATGCCGGGTTAATTGGGATAGTACCAATAAGAGTTCCTTCTGGAAAAGATTTGTTGAGTGCGATGTGAGGTAAGTCAACCGAATTCAAATCTTGTACATTGGGAATTATATTTGGTCTATCCAATAAACTCGATATAGTCATTTCATCAATTCCTCTGCCACTAAGATCCAGATCAGATATACCTTGATCAAAATTCTGAGATGTTTTAGCACCTACAAAAGTTGTATCACATGTATAGAGATCGCGATAAGGAAGTTGGACAACACCAGATAGATTTGTTATATCTAAAGGTTTTGACCATCCTAGTAAATCTGAGATCTTAGAAGCAGCACCGAAAGCCCAACCACCTACTCTTGAGAGACCACCAATAAAAGTATTATCGTTATTCTGATTTAGATATTTTGAAATTGATCCAAAAGAACTTGAAACAATTTTACTTTTCTTAGTGGCTTCAACGATACCAGCAAGAGCAACAGAAGCTTGAACTTGGGCAAGTCGTGGTTGAACAGCATATGTCTTAAGATTTTCAATATTCATGAAAAGAGACATGTCGATAGCATTAGGCGAAATTGCTGATTCTAATGCAATAATGGGTATAATGTGAAGATGGCCGAGAAATCGACGTGTAAGAGGATTAAGTGGAACTTTAGTCTCATACATGGGGATAACGTTAGCTTCTCCAACATAAGGAATACTCAATACTGCACTAGTAGTTTCAGCAATGTTAATAATGACGTGTGGACATCCTGAATAGAAAGTTTGAAAACCTAAATCTCCAGCTCCAACTGCAATAGCAGCACCAGGTGGTGTATAGGCAACAAGAAACATACCAAGCATTGTGGGATCTGTATTCCAAGTAAATTTAATATTAAATGTACCGGAAAATCCAACAAAACCACGTAGTTTGTCAATAGCAGGCATATCATTGATAATATCAGCAAGAGGTTTTATGTAATGTGGCTCTTGTTTATATGTACCAAATCTATGATAACGTGACAAAATATCTGTAATATGTTTCATATCTGAATCAGGCATAGATGGTAAAAATGCTGTGGTAAATGATTGATTATCAGAAACGTTGTGATTAGTGTTACCATATTCAGTAAAACCAGTAACATCTCGATTTTCTTCAATCAATGAACCTACAAAAGCATCATTATTCACTCCGTCATTAAATTGTGGATTGTGTTGTGTTGTATTTGTGTTTGTGTTTGTGTTTGTATTTGTGTTTTGAGCAGGCTTTATTTACACTCTATGTCGCACAGCCTATTGCTTGTAGAGTTGAACTAACCTTGTTTAGAGGGCTGCTCATGAGTGTGGTATCCTAAATAGGCACTCTATTTATCAACTTAATGATCAGTCTATTAGTTCATTTGACTCGTAGTTTTATGTCTTCGGACAGGAGTTAGTTTGTGTATTAAACCCAATTCAACTCTGGAATAAAATTAAGAAGAGTTTCATCTCTTATCATAAGACGATAATCTTCATATTCTAAATTAACCAGGGTCATATTGTATTCTTTGGCACAAACATTTTTGATTTTATTGGAATAAGCTTGAAATATTTCTTCATCATGTAAAGCAAGTTCAGCAAATGCAGCTCGTGAATTTTGTTCAATAACTGTATCTTCGAAAGTGTTTCCATGAATCCAATTAAAGCATTCCAATATGGATGGTATTTTGAGTGGAGCCATCCAGATTCGATAATGCGAATCGTATGTAAAACCTCGCTTAAGAAAGAAACATTGATCTAGATCCTTAAATCCAACCATGGTACCAGTTTTCTCTTCATCAGTGTAAATCATTCCAAATTTAGCAAAAGACTCTGTCATGCTTTCTTGATTAAACCAGGTTGCAACTCGATCAGAAATGTTGAGCAAATTGTCATCACCATATGCAATCATAGAAACAGAATCATTGAATTCTTCATTTCCAGGACGTGTCATATAGAATGTTGCTCGACAAGCGATTGAGTTGTACATGCTATTCAAAATTGCAGTTGCAGGATTACCAGATGGTTGTGAATGGTTGAGTCTATATAATCTCTTACCACAAATGTGATATGAATTTACAACACTCTCCCATAAACATTGTCTCACTAAAGTATCAGACTTGTTATAATTAGGTCCTTTACGATAATAATCTTCAATTACATCTAAAATACTCCAAAGAATATCTGGATGCAAAGTGCCATCGTAGTTACTAAAATCTCCAGCAACATGCTTAGTACCAAATTTGAGTAAATGTTTTGATAATTTATCCCATTCTAAAGATTGACATTTTATTCCAACTGCACTCTCAGTATCAATACGTTTTTCCATAAGAAAAGCAATAAATGATATGAAATACATTCGAAATGCAATGACAAAATCCATTGGAGCAGCAGCAAATACACGAGTTTTACCAATATCAACTTTAGCTTTTGGCAAAGTTTCATCTTTCAATGTATCAGTAAAAATATATGGTTGTACAATACCTTGTTTCATAGCATTGATCTGTAACATAACTTTATCACGTACTTGTTTTGCTTTCTTACCATGTAAGTCCCATTCGATATTACCAAACCAAAGAGTTTTTCCTTTTGATTTTTCATGACACCAAGGATAACCGGCAGATGTTGTTCGATTAATACCTTTTATATATGTGGAATCAGTACCTTTAACAGCTTCATCAAAATTTAAAACATTCATCATTGAATAATTACATTTTGACTGAGCCAATTTCTTTTTATATGAAAGTACACTCATCTTGAGAACATCTTCAGGTAAAATAGGAACATTTTTAAACTGTTTCTGAATACCCTTGAACATTG